GCCCTCTCCAGTTCCCCCCGCCACCCCGGTGCCAGCCGCTCGTCCAGATGCAGCGGCACAGCGATGTCGATGTCCTCAGACACCTGAGAGAGCGCCGCGTTGAACCCGTCATCGAACCGCCACGGGGTGATCACCGCCTGACGCACGACCACGGCGCTCTCTGCCGCAGTCGCTATCGTCCTGTCGGAGGATCCCGTGTCCACGAGCACGATCTCATCGGCGTCTCGGGCACTCGCGGCCCATTCGACCACGTTGCTCTCTTCGTTCTTGGCGGGAGCGTAGACCGCGATCTTCACCGGGCGGCGCTTGCGGAGGTACCGCACCCGGTTGTTCGCGTACTCTCCCGGGAAGTCCTTGGGGGAGGGCGGCTGACCAAGGTGGAGAAGGCCACCCGGGACGAACTGAACCGCGCCGATCTTGTCCCGAGCGCGGATGAGGAAGTCCTTGTCCTCTTCGCCCCAGCCGACGAACCCCTCATCGAAGCCATCGAGACGGAAGAACTCCCGTCGGGAGATCGCGAAGGCGGGGCCTACGTGCCACTCCTCCGGCAACGGCTCCTGATCCTTCAGGTAGGGCGGGAGAGTGAGGTCCACGAACTGTTCCCAGTTCTCCCCCCGGAGGACCTGATCGACGGTGTCCGGATCACAGTTGGTCCGGAACAGGCTGTAGGGGAAGGTCACGCCACCGTAGGCGGACTGGCTGCACGCCATCAGGATCTGATCCCGGGGCACGAGGATGTCAGCGTCGCAGAAGAAGAACACGTCCCCCTTCGCGGTGTTCGCGCCCTCGTTGCGAAGCCGGGACCGGTTGAGGAGAGCCCCATCATCCGGATACGTGCCGACGACGACCTCGCCGACACTGAGACTCTCGTAGTACGCGCGGACGTACTCGAACACAGCAGCGCGGACCGGGTCTCCCCGATCCATCCACGGGATGATGATCGAGATGGTCATCCCTTGGCCTTCTCTCCGGCGTAGCGGGCGCGCACCGACGCCTTCGCCTTGGCAACGCTGGTCGATGATCCGACCTGCTTGCCGGTCTCCTTGTTCACTATCTTGACCGGCTTCTTGCCCGACCCCTTCTTGACCGAGTACGGCATCAGTCGTCCTTCTTGTTGTTGGCCTCTTCCTTCTTTCCTTGCGAGGTCAACTTACCCCGACGATCGTGCCGAACGTCCTTCTTCTTGGAGTCCACGAAGACCCCGCCTCGCTTCACGTACTCAGTGTGAATCCACTTGGAGGCAGGGATCGACGGGTACGTGGGGAACTTCTGCTTGGCCTGAGTAACCAGCATCTCCCACAACCGTGGGTTCTGCGGGGACTGACCTTCAGAACGTGCCCCACGTGACCGCCGCCCATACGGGTCAACGGCCATGATCAGTCGTTGACGACAGCCGCGTTCGGTCGCGCCATGCGGCCACCGGAGCGGTACACCTCTTCGTAGGTGACCTCACCGGCATCCGAGAAGGAGCCCGCCGCGAAGTCCTGAAGCATGCCCGGAGCCTCGACCCAAGCGGCGGACCCGACGTGGGCGCGCTCGGACATCGTCTCCTGAGCCGTCTTGATGTAGACGTTCTGGTTGTGGTTGCTCCGACCGGGAGGGGTGACGTACCCCTGCATCGCTCCGGTCTGGAAGTTGTTGGGGAGGTCGGTGTCAGTGCCGAGCCCCTCCTCGAAGTACAGAGGCCCCGGACCGGAGGGGGCTCCGGAGACGTTGTTGACCTCGTAGTTGGTGCCGGGACGCTCGGGGAACCCCGGAGCCGGAGCGAGAGCCATGGTCTCTCCTTCATTGATGGAACTGGGTGAACATGTTCAGTAGTGAGTCTGCCTGATTCGAAGTTCGAATGTCACGACTAACGGCTGAAGAAGGGCGAGTTGCTGACCTGAATCGTCGGCATGGACAGATCTGCGGTCAGCAGAGTGGCGAGAGCGAGGCTGTCCACGAAGTCATCGTGTGCCCACGCCTCGTCCGGAGCGGCCACGGTGAAGTTCACGCCCTTGTACTGCTTCTCCGCGTCGAGCATCTGCTGCTGGAACTTGCGCCAGATCCGGGTGCGCCGCGCGTTCGCGTGGGCGGGCCATCCGATCAGGCGTCGCTCCATCAGGGCGGAGAGGTGCTTGAACCGCTTGGACTGCTCGACGGCACTGCTCGTGACGCTGTGCACTTCAGCCCTCGGCAGGAGCAGGGCAAGGCGCTGGGCGACCGCATCCCCGACACCATTGGCGTCCACGGCCACAGCGAGGACGTTGTAGTTGGAGAGGAAGTCCACGATCTTGGCGTACTGCTCTTCCCAGTCGTCACCCTGCAACTCCATCCAGTTCAGGACCCGGTGGTCGTAGTAGCCGAACTCATCCGGTCGATCCCAGTCCACCCACAGCACCGTGACCACGGTGGAGTCGGTCTTGCGGGCAGGGTCGATTCCCACGACACAGGGGGTCTTGGCCCAGTTCCGGACGAAGGACATCGAGGTGTCCCCGAGTTCGTCCATGACGCCCTGACTGGTGAACATGCCGCGTTCGAGGATCCACCGGCAGTTGTAGGACATCTGGAACTCGTCGGAGTCCTCGCCGATGCGGAGCATCTCCTTGCGGATGAACCGCTCGTAGTTCTTGTTGACCTTGGCTACGTCCTTCCAGTCCCACTGGAAGTGGTTGTGTCTCGCGCCCTTCTTGGCCGTCTGCCGACGTTTGTTCAACTGCACGGAGCGGTAGAAGTTGTTCTTCTTGGTGGTGGGCGTCCCCGTCTTGATCATGGTCCCCGCGTGGTACGCGAGCATGGGGGCGATCGACTTGGCGACCACGAAGTCATCGGCTTCCTGACACTCATCGATGATGATGAGGTGGAAGGTGCGGGACTCGATCTTGGCTCGGGGGTTCGCGGTCATCATCGAGACGAACGATCCTGAGTTGGAAAGCACGATCGACTTGACCACGCCGCCCTTCCGGGCGGGCCTGTCGTCAATCTCTGGATCCAGCATGATCTGCTTCGCCCGGTCGGAGGTCAGGCGGGAGACCGTCCGGGAGAACATCGTCTCGACCTGTCCCTCGACCGGGGCGAACATGCCGACCCAGAGCCCGTCCTTGAACCGTCCGAGCAGTTTCGGGTAGATCTTGGCGAGTCGGGGGAGGAGCACCATCAGGGATGCGACGATGTCGGAGACGGTCTCAGTCTTGCCGCTCTGGCGGGCTGCGAGCGCGGTGACCTCCTCACCGTCGTTGATCAGGACGCTCTCCACGATCCGACGGGCGAACGGCTTCTGGTACGGGTGCAGGTCATGGCCGACGAAGACGGCGTTGAACTGGAGGACCTTGTCCACGATCCCCTTGATGAACTCCGGACTGAGTTCTTCGTCGTCCTCCTCAACCTCATCGGGGAACTCGTCGGGATCCTCATCCGAGCCCCCAAGAAGGTCGAACTCGTTCATCTCCTCTTGGAGATCTTCATCAAGAATCGTGGTCATGCCTCTCGCCGCCTCATCTCATGGAGCAGGGCCAGAATCGCTTCAGCGCCCATGATGGCCTCATCGAGCATCTGATCGCCGGGCTTGTGGTGGACCACGGAACTGCCGACCTGAGCCATTGTCCCCTCGATCCATGAGACCTCCGTGCCGGGAGGAACAAGGCGGGCACGACGAAGTACCCGGCCAGAGACCTCTACTCGATCAGTGGGGCTCTTCTTGAACATCCTCGACATGGAAGTAGTCCTCCGGGTGATCCAATGGACGGAACATCAGGGTAGGTGCGCCCTCCACGTTCTCATGGGGCTGCTCGCCCGTCCACTGACCAATGGCAATGGCATGACGGGTGAGGGGAAGGCGGAACACGCGGCACTTGCCCAGCCGCCACGGGAAGTTCTGCTCCTGAGTCTCGCCGACTTCAGTCAGGGGGACCTTCCGCCGGGGGTAGGTCAACTTCTGCCACCAGTACTTCGTACGCCAGATTGGGTGAATGATCACGCGCACAGACTACGTGTAACGGCCCATTGTCTTCTCGACACTGGCCGACAACTTCCGACCCTTGCGAGCAGCGGTGTTCTTGGAGCCGTACATTCCCCTGCCGCCCCTCTTGGACCCGGCCTTCTGGCCCTTCTGGTAGCCACCGCGCATCGCCTGCGTGGTCCGGGCCACCTTGTAGAGCAGTTCCTGATGAGCCTCGGGGACCGCGCCCATGCTGGCAGTGCCCCGTGTCTTGTGGTCGAGGTAGAGCCGGATGAATCGGCCCTTCGACCGGGCACGCTTGAAGTTTCCCCACTCCAGCGAGGAGACGCCGTAGTAGTTGTAGAAGGTGCCATCACGGAAGATCGTGGTCAGGACCTTCCGGGAACTGTCGTATCCCGCAGCGACGGTGCGGGGACGTGCCGGATTCGTGGTCGAGGTCGGCGACTGCGTGATGTCCGCCGGTCCAGTTCCAACGGAGGAGACCAGCGAGGTGCTCGGGGCAGTGCCCATGTTCGAGTAGCCGTAGCCGATCTTGTCGTAGAAGCCCTCGTCCTCCAGATACCGAGTGGACTCCTCGCGGAAGTACTCCCCGCTGGTCCTCGTGGTGGTACCGGTGGGGTCCTCGTAGATCGGGATGGCCTCGTAGGGACCCGCAGACATCAGGTCCGCCGCTGCGGCGTCCCCGCCTGCGATGTCGATCATCCCCATCACGTCGGCGGGATGCGTGCCCGTGCCGCTGGAGGACTGGAACTGCTCCCACTGGGGGTCGGCTGCCTGCTCGTACCGCCGGTAGACCTGAGCGGGATCCCCATGGGCCGTGGCAGCCCGACTCCCCGGCGCTACCCGGGCACCGCCCTTGGCTCGGGCGATGATCTCAGAAGCGTCGGGGGGTCGCGCGCTACCGGACGAGGACGGCACTTCTACTCCTGATCAGGGACCAATTCGAGGAGTTCTGCCTTGGTCATTCCCACGAGGTCATCGGGATCGAATCCCTCTGTCGTCGTGAGGAAGTGGGCGATGTCGCTCTTCCTGCTCGCCGACGTAGGAACGGGGAGGTCCTCAAGTTCGGGGGCTTCCTCCTCCGGCTCCACAGAGGCCGCGACTTCCTCCTCCACGGGGGGATCCTCGGACAGGTTGATGCTTCCCTGAGCCTTCTTGTTGGACCCGTAGAGCCGGAAGTCGTTGATGCTCACGCGAGCACCGCCACGTCCGGGTTGGTCACATCCACCGAAATGGAATCCGCTGGAACACCGAACGAACCGGGCAGGTACGCCTCGATCTCGAAGGTGTCGGTCTCCGTGTCCGCCACGCCCCACTTCTGGTACGCCGGGAGTTCCACGACGACGCGCGGACCGTTGGCCCTCAGGGTGGAGATCCACGCAGCGCCCGTGTCCGCGTACCACGGGTTTCCGAGACCGGGGTCCGCGCCGACGACAGCCCATACCGTCCGGGTGGTGCGGTCGTTGACGAACGCCGTGCCTGCGGTGTTCCCGCCATCAGCACCGTCACTGACGATGGCACTGGCGTCGTCCACGAACGGGATCGCTGTCCCGTCGTAGATCTCCCAGTTGACGATGCCGCCAACCTCCGGACCCGTGGCCTCCAGCAGGAAGCGGCGGTTGTAGTTCACATCCGGCACCCAGTCGGTGTCGCCCGCCGTGTTGTTCCAGCCAGCGTGACCGGGGGGCGGGGTGTTGTCCCAACCCGACCCATCGTCCACCTGAGTAGCGGTCACAGTGACTGCCATGGCTCAGCCCTTCTCTCTCGTCTCGTCTCGTCAGTTCTCAGTGCTGTGCGGTCCAGCCCACGTACGGGGCGTAGAGGCTCGTGGCACGGGCATCGGAGGTGTAGACCCCCGGAGCCGGTGTGCGATCGGCCCCTGCGTTGACCTGCGCCCACGAGGTGACTGCCTCACCCAGCGAGGTCAAGTCCGTGGTCTCCGCGTCCACCGCGAGGGCGACCGTGGTCGGGGTGCCATTGGCCGCGAGCGGCTGTCCCTTGGCGTTGGTGAAGCACCGCTTGGCACCGAAGCCAGCCTTGGTGGCGTCGTAGTTGCCCGCGTGGAAGTACTGGGTGCGGAGGTCGTTCTTGGTCAGACCGCCGTTCCCCTCCACGACCGTGATCTCGCCAGCGCCAGCGGCGAGATTCGCCTCGTAGGCGGCAGCATCAGCGGTCTTGGCGTTGGCGAGGCCGTGGGTGTCGCCCACAGCGCCGAGGAACGTGGCAGCGAACTCGCCAGTGCCGTCCGGATCGTTGGATCCGACGACCGTGCGGTTGTCGCCCTTCAGACGTGCAGCGAGCGTGGCAGCACTGGGAGCAGCCATCAGATTTCTCCTTCACAGACGTGACCGTCAAGTTGGTTTTCCTTCAGGATCGCCGTGCACTTCTGGCATTCGTACATGGCGACTTCCTTCATCCCGTTCTGCGCTGTCGCACCGGGTGGGAAGTAGTCCGGGTCATATGGAAGATCCACAATCTCCGGCTGGTACCTCCCGAAAGGACCGCGAGCCTCGTACACGTGACTTGGCACGGCGTGAGCCTGAACCGCGTCTCGCTGGATCACTCGCATAGGACAAGACTGGTGGATTCCACGGCTGTCGTCAGCGTGAACGTCACTTCGTATCGAGGATCTGGACACGAGACAACGGGACGGTGCTCCGGGTCCGGGCGTAGGAATCCACGTCACTGAGGAACCACTTGTCGTCCGGGTGGACCGCGATCTTCGCCACGACTCCCTTACCGCCACCAGTGGTGTCTCGGTAGTAGTGGGCCGACTTGGGATCCAGCGCAGCGTTCGTGCCCTCCCACTCCGGAGCAATGGCACCACGAGCGTCCGAACGGAGGTGGCCCCTCTCTTGGGCCTGATTCCATTCCTCGTGGCTCATCCCACGGTAGACGTGCTCGATCGGCCTCGTCTCACCCGTCGGGGCCTTCTGCATAGAGCGCGCGTGCGCCTCGCTCATCGGGTCCATGACGGGAGCGACCTGCTCCTCCTTCATGGGGAACTCCTTGAACCCCATTGCCTGATGCTTGCCCTCGAAGGGGAGCGCCTGCTGCACCTCCACATGCCTCCCGACGGCGGGTCGCCACTGCGCGAACTGCTCTCGGCTCAGCGTCATCACATCTCTCCTGACGGGTTCTTCCCCGGGTAGGGGTAGGCGAGCCCGCCCTGCGTCTCCCGCTGAGGAATGGGCGGAATGCTCTCGGTGATGGCGCGGGCGTTGGCCTGCACGAAGGGCCGCTCAGTCGGGGAGACCTGAGAAGTGAGGACTGCGTCGAGGAATCCGTCC